GCCCGGCCGCGCGGACTTGCCGGCGCCGGACCCGCTGACCGCCGTTGCCGTGGGCATTGTAAGCGGTCTGGCGGCAACTGGTGTTAACCAGGCCATCAAGCAGATGAAGGAATAACAACATATTTTTGACTACAAAGGAGATTGAACTATGAACACCGAACTACTGTATGAACTGTACGAAATCAATGAGAAGAACGACGCACCCGATTTGGCGACCGTAGGCATGCCCATGCTCCTGAAGAAGCACCCTGAGATTACCCACGAGGAGGCCAAGGAGATGCGTGAGTTTACTGGCCGTCACGGTCAGGAGCTGGCCGCCGCCTACCCTGACAAGGAGGCGTTTGAGGCCGCCATTGAGGCTGGCATCCAGGCTGACAAAGAGGCCGCCGAGCAGGTAGAGCAGGAGCATGAGTAACCCACTCTTTGCTATTGATGCGGGCCACTACATAGATACCCCGGGGAAACGGTGCTTGAAAAGCATCGACCCCGGGGAGACCCGGGAGTGGGTCCTGAACAGCCGAATTGCTGACAAGGTGCAGGAGCGCCTGAGAGGCTATCGTTGCGCTACCATGCGGGTGGATGACGTGACCGGGGAGAAGGAGATCTCCCTATCCAAAAGGGTGGCGCTGGCCAACCAAGCGGACGCGGACCTGTATCTGTCCTTCCATCACAATGCAGGCATCCACGGCGGCTCTGGCGGGGGCTGTGTGGTCTATGTGGCTCCCGTAGCACAGGAGCAATCCATAGTGGTCCAGAAGGCTATATACGAGTCTGTGGTGGCCGCTACGGGTCTGCGGGGCAACCGGGCCAATCCCATGGCACGGGCGAGCCTTTATGTATTGCGGCGCACCACCATGCCCGCCGTGCTGGTGGAGTTCGGCTTTATGGACAGCACCACCGACACTCCGATCATCCTGACAGATGAGTTTGCAGAGCAGGCGGCTTGCGGAGTGGTGTCTGCTCTGATTAGCTTATATGATCTCAAAGAAGAAGGGGATGAAACTGTGACCTACGAGCAGTGGAAGGAGTACATGGACCGCTATCTGGCCGAGCGGGCGGCGCTGCCGGCCAGTATGCCAAAGTATCTGGAGGATGCAAAAGCGATGAAGCTGACCGACGGCTCCCGGCCTATGGCATTTGTCACGAGAGAGGAGGCTGCTGTCATGGCAAGGGCGGCGGCGTTGAAGTAAGGAAAGGACGTGGAGCATGGGCGGAAAAGTGAAGCTTCCTCCAGAATTGGCTGACCTTTTACGCTCTGATCTGGAACGTGCAATTTACGAGGCGGCCCTGCACCGGGACGATGATTTGATTGCCAGACGCTGTATTATTGAAAAATCAGCACAAGTTGATGTTGCGGCTGAGTTGGGCTGGGATAGGTCAACAGTGTCTCACCACCTTTCGTACATAATGGATGAAGTGAAGCGGTCCGCAAGTAGAATTGCACAAAAAGAAGGAGTCAGGTATTAACCTGGCTCCTTTTGTTTTGCCAATTTTATCAGATCTTCGTAGTCTTTTCCAATTGCTGCATAAATCTCGATGTTCCTAACGCTTCGCATCGAGCAAAAACCGCACACCAGAGCACAAATAATCCCGCCAACGATAGAAAACATCCGTCCGCATACAATACCCCACACAAAATTTCCTGATCCGTATGCTACACCCAATAAACAGAAAAGAATAAATATCTTGCAATTTCGGATTTCCTTTTTATACACCTATCATCACCTCTGTCTATATATTATACACTAAAAACTAGAATTTGCAAAGAAAAACAAACGTCAGTTGGATACAGTAAAAAGTCACGCAAATTCCACATAACCCCTACACAACTCCCGCATGAATGCCACCCATGCGGGGAATTTTTATGCGACAATATAGACATGGAGGACGTGGGGAACAAGGGCTGTACACGTCGCAGTCCTCCTCACGGCCCTCCTTATTTTTATACAAAGGACGTGTGATATATGACCCCGGTAGAGAGATTGATTGCCGCTGGCATCCGGCCCGATTGCGCCAGGGAAACCATTATGTGGTTTCGGGCCCAGGGGGATGATTATGGTTTGGAAAAGTATCTGAATGAGGTGGAAAGCCGCCATGCGAACAACGGAGAGGTATTCCTGGCACAACGAAAACCCTTACAACAGGAATGTGGGAGACTGCACGGTTAGAGCTATTTCCACGGCGTTGGGCCAGGACTGGGACACCACCTATATTGGCCTGTGCCTGGAAGGGTATCTTCTGAAGGATATGCCAAGCTCCAACGAGGTGTGGAGGAGCTATCTGAGCCAGTATGGTCTGGAGCGAAGACCAGCCCCTCCACACACAACGGTGAACGAGTTTGCCAGGACCCATAGAAGCGGTGTGTACCTTCTCGGCCTGAACTCTCATGTGGTCTGTATTATCGACGGGACAATTCTGGATACATGGGATTCTGGGGAAAAGGAAGTTTTGTACTACTGGAAAGGATGACGTGATATGGCCTATACACCTACACCTTACTATCCGGGCTATCAGCCCATGTACTACCAGCCGCCCATGCCGGACCAACTGGCCCAGCTCCGTGGGCAGCAGTTCCAACCTCCCATGCAAGGACCGCAAATGCCGCCCGTACAGTCCCAGCAAAATGGGCAGTCCATGGTTTGGGTGAATGGAGAGCAGGAGGCCATGGGATATCTGGTGGCCCCAAACAGTGCCGTTGCTTTATGGGACAGCAACAGCCCCACTATTTATCTCAAGCAGGCGGATGCCTCTGGAAAACCCAGCATCAAAATTTATGATCTGGTAGAACGCAGCAATGCCACAAGGACTGCCCCAGTAGCCACGCAGGAGCCTTCTATCCGCTATGCCACCAAGGATGACCTGGACGCTCTTGCGGCCCGTGTGGACGCTCTGAGCGCCAAAGAGACGGCCCCTGTAAAAAAGAAATCTGTGAAGGAGGATGCTGAATGAATCCGTTTTTCAACGCTATGGGCGGAAATCGTCAGCCTAATATGATGCAGCAATTCCAGCAGTTCATGAACCAGATGAAGGGGAAGGACCCCAACGCCATGATACAAGAGATGGTGTCATCAGGCCGCATTTCCCAAGATCAGCTTAACCAGGTCCAGAAACAAGCCCAGCAGATGTCAGGCATGTTTGAGGGGATGAGGGGAATGTTTGGTAAATAACTTCAATCAAAATCCGTGGCCACGGTTTTGAAAATAAATCAAAAAAGGAGATAACACAATGAGTCTTTCTTCTGACGGCGCTGTAATGACCATGCCCGTGCAGCCTGCCTATCAGGGCGGGAATGGCGGTTTCGGCGGCTGGGGAGGCGATTGGGCCTCCTGGATTATTCTGTTCTTGATCTTCGGTATGTTCGGTTGGGGCGGCTATGGCGGCGGCTGGGGTGGTAACTCCGGCAAGGGCCTGGGCTCTCCCTCCGGTCAGGGCTGGGCTACTAGAGCCGACATCAACGAGGGCTTTGCGCTGAACGGTCTCCAGACCGGCCAGAGCGGTATCCTCTCCGCCGTAACCAACGGCTTCCATGGTGTGGATAATGCTATCTGCAATCTGGGCTATCAGCTCCAGGACTGCTGCTGCCAGACCCAGCGGGCAGTGGACGGCGTGAATTATAACCTGTCCACCCAGGGTGCGGCTACCCAGGCGGCAATCCAGGGCGTTCGCTATGACATGGCTACCCAGGCTTGCGATACCCGGAATACCATCCAGAATAGCACTCGGGACATCATCGACAACCAGAACGCCAACAGCCGTGCGATCCTTGACTTTTTGACTCAGGACAAGATTGCTACTCTGACGGCTGAAAACCAGAGTCTGAAGTTCCAGGCTTCCCAGGCGGCGCAGAACGCTTTCTTCACCGCCAATCAGGAGGCCCAGACCGCGGAACTGATCCGCCGCATCAGCCCCATGCCTGTTCCGGCCTATCAGGTGCCCAACCCTTATGCCGGTTGTGGGTGTAATCCCTGTGGCGGCTGCTGCTAAAACCAAATACATCAACTTTCCGGCATGACCGGAATGTTCGGCCCCGTGCCGATACTGACAACAACGGCGGGGGCGGTCGCTCCCCCCGCCCCACTCTCGCTCGGTGTGCTGT